GATCTTGCCGTGGGCCTGCGGGTGTTTGACGACCAGTGTGCCGGTCATGTCCACGAATCCACGTTCGCCGCCACCTTGATTTTCGAGGCGTTGCGAACCCATTGGGATCAGCGTGTTGAATCCGATGTATTTCGGATTGATCGCGTAACCACGGGTGGCCGCTGGCATACAGTCAGGGTTGCCGTTGACGAGGTTGACGATACCGAAGTCGGAGTCGAAGACCTGAACACTGAGCGTCACACGCTTCGCCGTGGCGTCTTGCATCACGTTGTAGACGGTTTCCGACGCGTTGTTGTCCGTGCGGGTGAACTCGGCCACGCGCTTGCGCAGGGTGATGCCAGCGATGAGCGTGAGGGAGTTCATTTCACCGTTCTTCGAGAAGATCGAAGCGATCATGTCGTTGAGGGTGATTTCCGTGGGCGCCCCGGTCAGAATGCTGGCAGTCGGGGTCCGGTAGTTGCTGTCCAGATCGGACGGGCCAGCAGAATCGAGCCAGTCACCGAGGCCGCGCAGGGCATAGGGCACGCCGCCACCGTTTTCAGCGGTGCGGTCGTTGTCCGAGCAAATGGTTGCTTCGACGTTGCGCTTGAGTTCGCGCATTGCCTTGGCTTCTGCCTGGGCGGCATTGACCGGGCCAGCGGAGTTGACTGCGTTCTGCAAGTTCGACACGAGCCATGGCTCACGGAAGATTTGCACGTAATTGCCGATGCGTGCCTTGCCAGCGAACTTGTCTTCGAAGGCTGTGACGTCGGCACCTTCGGAAATACCGGCGGTGGTCGGCGTCTTGAGTTTGTCGAGCGTCCACTCGTGGAAGGTCGCTTTTGCGCTGCCTTTCGAACAGAGCGAAAGAAGTGGTGTTTCTTCGGGGGCGAGGATTGCCAGCTCGTTGCTGAGATCTTCGCGGTTGCCGACGGCGGAACCAACACCAGTCGTGGCAGACGGGGCGTTGGGATTGTAGGTAGTGGAAATAGCCATGATTTTGGATAGTTAGGTTTGAAATCGTTTCGCTCTTGCTGCGATCCACTCTTCAACGGAACCGGTCTTTTCAAATCGCTCGTAGGCTTCATCCGCATCCCTCTTGCCTGCTGGCACTTTTGACTTGGCAGCGGCGACACTTACCGGAGATCCGGCCACTTTGGGTCGCGGAGTTGTTCCCGGCGTCACTGCTGCGGCTGTCTTGGGTGCCGCTTTCTTGAGGTTCAACGAACGGGCAGCGTGGGCCAAAAGGTAGTTCAACTGAGGAACTAGATCTGGGATACTGCGCCTTACCTGCTCGATCAACGGATCTTCTCGCATTGCCTTGTATTGCGCACCAATCGGAGTGGATTCGTCGGCGGCCTCCGGTATTTCTAGCGGGATGGCTGCGGTGAAAGATTCCTCCATGGCAGTTAGCTCGGCAGTCCGTTGGATTGCATGGGCCTGTGCTGGTAAGAACTTCGCCATAGCATTCCGGGCATTCCGGTTGGCTGTGCGAATCTCCTTTTTGGTGAACTCCCGGTCGCCCAAGGTGATTACGTCATCGCTGCCGTAGTCTTCATGGTCTTCCAAGATGCGGTCGGTGTCCTCGGCAACCTTCTCCAACTCCTGAAACTTGGCCTGGATTTCCTCCATCGTCGCGAGTGCGCGAAATGGATTGTCCTCGGCTGGTATCGGTTTGGGCAGTGGTTTTGCGTCGGCCTGGGCAGCAAGCTTTTCCTCAAGGGCTTTCTTTTGGGCCGTCAGTTCTCCAAATCGTTGGAGCAGGCGGCTTTTTCCCTTTTTGGCAATGGCTTGGATCTGCTCAGGAGTGAGCGACTCAAGGTCAAGTTCGGTGGTTTCCTCGCTTTCGGACTCATCCGTGGTGGTATCGTCGGGGGCGGATTCTTCCTCGGTGTCCTCAACCTCATCGGTCGCGGTTTCCTCGGGGTGTTCCTCATCCGTCGATGCTGCCGGGAGTGATTCCTGTGGCGGCGAAAACTGTTGAATCCGTCGAGCGATTAGCTCTTCGACTGACATGTTCGACACTGGTTCTGTGGCCCCAGCGGTGGCGTTTGGATCGTTACTCATGACACCAGAATTGACGCCTTGGCGGTGGCGATGTCCGGGGTATTACAGTAATACCTTTAGACACGCAAGAAGAATCCTTAGTATTTTGGGCAAGATTGTCAGGTTTGCGGGTCGAGCACCTGCAACAGTTCGTCGAGGCGGGCTATTCCGCCGGCCAGCTTCATCACTTCGTTGGGTGTTTCGGCAGGGCCCATGTCCCCGAAGATGCGTTCCCGCTCGTCGCGGATGAACTGGACGATCACCTTGTATTCGTCGCGGTGCTTCAGTTCGTCGATGGCAGCTTGAAGCGATGGCTTGGGAAGTGGCGTGTTCATGATTGCATTCCTTGGGTTTGAATTCCGCCCATCTCAGCGGGCGCGGTGCCGATGCGGCCGATCTGCGCGTTCTGCGCTTGCTGGAGCTGGAACTGATACTGCTCCGCGTATTTTGTCAGGCGTTCGGCGAATGCCTCGTCCTGTTGTAGACGCTGCGCGATGTCCGGTTGTTGGGCGTAGGCCTGGATCATCTGCAACGCGAGCTGCGCACCGTTCGGTTGGGCTGGCACTTCGATGCTGCTGAAGATTTTGGCAAGGTCGTCGGTGACGTTCTTCTGGATCTTCGCTTGGGCCTCTTCGGCGGGTTGTAACACGTAGTCTGCAAACACCGGGTTGATTGCGGCGGCCGAGAATTCCAGCAACTTGTCAACGTCGATGCGCCCATTGCGGTCGAACTGGACAAGCGAAACCATGTTTTTCAACTGCGTCTCCGCATTCTCCGGGTCCGTGCTTTGGGTGTCGAATGCAACGACAATGCTGAAATTCTCGTTGGGGTCGCCCTTCTGCATCACCTGCGGGTTCGGGTTGCCGGTGACCTGGAAGAATACCTCATCCGGCCCCATGCGTTGGAAGAGCTTCCACGCCAGATTCAGCACGTCACGAACGTGGTCGAGGAACTTGTTGACGTAGAATTGTTGGCGGGCGACTGAAGCTGGGCTTTCGAAATCAAGCCCGACTGCCCGGTCTGCCTGTTGGCGCATGGCAGCCTCGATCTCGACGCTGCCGGGGTCAAACTGCGGAGTCGGGCCGAAAGCAATCTCGCCAAGCCTGCGGTATGGGACGCGGCGGCCTGGTCCCCAATCGCCGGGCGGGCGTCCAGCCGGGTGCATCAACGGCGGCATGGTTGCCAGGCTGGCACGATCAACGCGGGAATCCCGTTCGGTCTTGATCTGCATCTGCGGGCCGCGAAGGGCACGCGACATGGGTTGCGATTCGTAGACCCGCTTTTCATTGCGGGAAAGTTGGGTGAAAACGAACGGATAGTCGTCGTAACCATTCATCAACTCGTGCTTGGCAAATCCTTCGGTGGTCGGGTGGAATGCAGTGCAATAGATCCCCTCGCTGCCGTCGTCCTCGTCGATCAGGCGCTGATAGCCAAACACAACCATGACCAAATCGGAATCGTCCTGCATGGTCGTCCGGTTGTTGTATTTTTGCTTCTCGCCATCGAGCTTTGCAGAGTCCTTGCCGCGTAGGTTCTCAATCGCGTTGTTTACCCAGTCCCGGTCCCATCCTTCGCTGACGACCTTCTTTTCGAGTTCTTGAGCAGTCAGGAAGGTGCGCCAAAAGATGAATGGTGCCCGCTGCGGGTCGGTGACATAGGATGGCATGATCACCTCACCATCCGGGGAACACGAGTGAACGACTGGGCAATCAACCGACGTGCGAGGAATCGGAATTTCGCTTTCTCCCTTGGTGCGGAGTTCGTTGATCACCTTGCGGGCACGTTTCGGCGTGAGCGTCGGGATTGCACCCATCATCAATTCAATGATCTCCTCGTCTGCCTCGCCCGACAGAATGATTTCGGCAACTTCCGGTTGAGTGGCTGCCAGTTCGTCCATCGTGACCGACTGTCGGAATGTCCGGCTTTCCCGTTTCCATCCGACGTATGAAATCATCAACCCTTTTTCCAACAGGTAGTTGGAGCCGAGTTCCATCTCGGTCTTGAAATTTGGGATGTAGGTGGAGCGCATCCATTTCAGAAATGATGACACCATGCCAGCCCGGGACATGGATGCCATCGAGGTCGGGAATGCCTTGATGTGGCTGCGGGAAAGTGCCATGTCGAACATGCTGACATAGGTGTCGATCCGTTCACCCACGACGTTGACTTCCTGGTCGCTGGCACCCTGCCACGGGAAGGCGTTTGCGCCGTTCTTGCGTAGGTCGTCGGACTTGCCGGGCCAGATGTTCCGCCGGTCATCATACGACTGCCGGCATGTCTCGAAAAACTCGTCGAGGTCAGAACATGCCTCAGTGTAGGCGCGGGACAGCGTTTTGATGTCGGGTTCCTCTTCGGCGTAGACCAATGATTCGTCTTGGATGGTGCTCATGGGATCAGGGTGTATTGTTTTGCTCCGTCGATGACTTGGCATGAAACGCTGACGTTTTTACCAACGATGTTCTTGCGGCCTTTCTTCGGGCAAATGACTGAAATTCGCTCGCCATTAAGGGACGCGTAAACATAGCGGTAATTGCGGGCACGTTTCAGAATGCGGACCATCACCGGAGCTTTGGTTTCCTCTTCGGTAACTTCAGCATGCGCCGAAACGCTGCCAAGAAGCTCAATGTCCTCGCATGTCTCCTCCCCATCTGGCACCTCGGGCAATGGCAACGGTGTTTCAACTGGCTCTTGAATTCCGGCGTGTCCTTCCTGGTCTTGCTCATCGGTTTGCGGGGTTGTTGGGAAGCAATTCGGAATGATGGCCACTGTTCCAAAGTCGGTTTCGTGTTGAGTCGCACCGATTTCTTCCAATGTTGGCGGGCGAATCAATGCTGCCACGCGTTCAGCGGCATCTTGCGCCCAAAAGATTGTGGCACCTTCCTTCCACCAGTCTTCTAGCTCAAGGTGTTTTTCTCGGATCTCCCTGATGTCCATCGGGAGGATTCCATGTTCTTGCATGAAGTCGCTTTGCCTTACTTTGCTTATGGTGAGTTTCATTTATTAGTATCCTCCTGAACCTTGCCGAGTGACGGCGATATGTTTTGTGTCAACGTGATCAATGTCGGCGATGGCTGCGTAGCGCAACACGTCAATAGGGTCTTTCCACGCTTCTTTCAAGCCTCCATCGCCGGTATATTCCGCGAGTGCTTTGATGATGTTCTGGCAGTCGTCGGAAATATAGAATCGCGGGCGGTTCACAGCGTCCATCGGCTTTGACGTATCCCATGCCATCTTAGATATGAGCGCCTGCAAGCCGTCCTCGATGTCCATGCCGGGTGCAGGAACGCAAGTGATGCCTGCTTCCTCCAAGTCCTCGATGATCGAGCTGGACCCATCATGCCCCTGGTATTTTGCGGCACCGAGGCGCGGGTCGATCAATCGTTCAAAGATCTCCTCGTTGCCTTCTGAGTCGCGGATTTCTGCCACATAGTCGGGGATGCCGAACCCCTTGCCCTTGGCTCCATCGCCGGGAATCCACTTGCCTCCCTTCCATTCTGCCCAATCGCCGATGCTTTCGTCGGGATATTCCCGGTAAACGTGAAAGGCACCTCGGGCATCCACTGCGATCCAAACCATGAACCACGATTTTGCGCCCGCTGGGTCTATCAGCATGTAGCGGGTCATGTCCTGTGCAATGATTTTCATCATGTCCTCTGCAGCCAGCACGTTGACGGCTGTGTTGAATTTCGGAAACTTGGTGGCGTGGCTCTTCATCGGCACGCCGTAGGCACGGATCAGGATTTCCTCACGCGGACGACCGATCAGGTTTTGCCGTATCCGGTCATATCCACCGAACGGGTTGTCCTGTGAATGGAAATAGTGAACCGATGCATTGCGTTTCACGCTGCGCTGAACGTAAGGGACGATTTCACCTTTGAGCAATTCGGCCTCCTTGGTTTCAAGCGTCTTCGCACCGTCCAGATACTCCTTGATCACTTCGGTGTATCCATCAATCGGGGTGAACGTCACCAGCATTTTTGCTTCGCGGGTGGCCAGTCGGAAGCGGAGAGTTGAAATGAGCTCGGGTCCGAGAAGGTACTCATCGAGCCACACGCCGATGCAGTGCCATGTGGGTGACTTGCTGCCAAGTTCCGCACCTTCAAGGATGGTTGGGTTGTTCTGATACTGGGAGTAAGTTTTGAAAATGATCTGACTGCCGTTGGGTAGAATCAGGGATGAGTCTGTGAATCCGTTCTTCTTGCTGTAATTGATGTATGCGCCGGATGTCATCTGTTTTTGGCGCATCTCAACGGGCAGTGCCTCCCACACGGCGCTTTGTTGCTGGCGAATGGAGACTTCCGACGTTTGGGCAAAACAGAAGATTTCAGATGCCGGGTTCTCGATGGCTGCCTTGACCACAGCATAGGCACCAAAACGCGTCTTGCCTGACCTGTTGCCGCCCAGTGCCAGAATCTCATCAACCGTTTGCAGGGCTTCTTCGGCGCGGGTCCAGTGGGGGAGTCGGAATCCGTAGCGGTAAGGGTCGCGCTCCGCGTTGTCGATGGCCTCGTGATACACCCGGTGGATGTCCAGCAGCTCCCGCGCGTCCATCATCGCGATCTCAAGATCGCTGGGAGGTTGCAATACCGGATGTGACCGCCAGGTGATCATGATTCAATGACTTCGGCCTCCACGGCGGTTTCCCGGGTCCGATCGGCGATGCGGGCGCGTGCTTCTGAAATCATCTTCTCCGCGTCGTCGAGCGATGCCCCCTTGCGGAATTCCACGACGGTGGATGCCATGCCAGCGAGGGTCATGGATTTGTCAGTGGCAATTGCCATCGCGAGGGCCAGCTTGTCAGGGGATATGTCGTCGAGCTTCGACGGGTCATCAAACAAGCGGTTGGCCTTCTCGATCAGCAAATCCTTGTAAGATTCGGCAGCAATCGCGAACTCACGGGAAAATTCCTTTTTCTTCACCTCCAGCGTGTCGGAATGCCTCCAGCACATGCGGCGGATGACGTCGCGGGCCACTCCCAGTTCTTCGCAGATCTTCTTATGGGAAACACCTTGGGCAACCCGCCAAAGGACCATGGCAGCCTTCTGCGGTTGGGTGCGCTCCAGCACGCCGAGGCCATGGTTTGCCTCGGCACGTCGGCGCACCTCGTCGAACCACTCTGCCGGGATTTGGTCGTCCGGCACCGTGGCGGGTATTACAGTAATACTGGAAGGTTTGCGTTTTGCGGGCATGGGGTGGGTGGGTGGTTACTCCGAAGTTGCCGGGGGGGGCTGGTTAAAACGGCGTGACAGCGGGATGATGTTACCACCCGAATCGCGCTTGAATCCTGAATCAGTGCTGTATTGAGAATAATCAACATAAACCTCTGGGAAAGGAATCACATCAACAACAACCGCCCCAGAAATGATGTATTCTCCTCTATCTTCCCCGCCTTCAAAATCATCGCCCGCAATCAAGGCTAGCTGTTCACCGCGATAATGACCGTTACCTTGTTCCCCAAATCCTTTTGGCCGGATACCCATTAGGTTCAACGCTTCAATCACGTCCGCCTTTTCTGCCCACGCAATTCCAATAGCCGATGTGCCGGAAAGCTTTACGCGGGTCTTATTCCCGTCATCCCACACATTAGAATTTCGCAGTTTTGCCCCAATTTTGACCGTGTGTCCATCTATTGCTCGCAGCCCGTAATGCCTTAAGTCGTCTTTTTCTAAAATCGTGAGAAACCGGTCAGCAATAGCATTTGCCTGATTAAGAGCGGCTTGATTTAGCAATATTCTGGCACTTTCCAAATCACCATTTGCCACCGCATCGAGATACGCCGCATCCATTTCGGGGGTAATTTCCATGCCCCCATCCATAGCATCCCCGTCAAGAGGCTCGGGCATGTTGCGCACCACCGGATTGCCCTGATCATCCACCGTAGGCAAGCCGTTGGGCATCAGGTTCAGTTTCACTGCCTCATACACGAACGGCATCGGGATCGCGGTGGCGCCGGTCATCTGGGTGGCTTGGCTGATCCGATCGAGTCGGTAAGTGCGGAATACCTGGTCTTTGATCGGGATGTTGTCATCGACCAGCATCGGGTTCTTGCCTCGTTGCTCGGCTGCCATCTCACCGAAAATCGTGTTGATGAAATTCCGGTGATCCTCGGCTTTCAGCCCGCCGTATTTCTCGGTAAAGTAGGGCAGCGTCGGTTGGTCTGCCCGGTGAAGCTTCATCACCTCGCCGACGTCGGTGCGGATGGCCTCGGTGTCGCCATTGTAAAGCCGCTTGCCGGTCTTGCTGGTGGCCCGGGTGTTGATGTTCTGGTTGAGCTGCGTCACGCTCATGAGGGCGACCAACAAATTGCCGTCCTTGGTGACGCTCATGCCGACCGGCACGACGTCGCGCAGGGTGGGCTTGAGCGTGGCATAGCGCACCTTCTTGCCAATCTTCTTGGTGGCCGGGTG